TTTAAAAAATGAAATAAAAATTTTGAAAATTAGAAAATATCCCTTATCTTTACAAAAATTTTAATTATGGGAAAAACAAAGCGTTATCCGGGGGTATACCAGATATTGAATGTAAGTAACGGAAAGTCGTACATTGGCTCCTCAAAGAATTGTTTAAAAAGGATGCAATATCATAGGAATCGTCTAAGGAGTAAAAAACACAAGAATTCTTTCCTACAAAAAGATTGGGATAATTACAGACATGATGATTTTGTGTTTCGCATTCTTGAACATTTAGATTGCTCTCTGTCCAAAAAGGAACTTGAAACATTTGAAACAAAGTGGGTCATTCATTTTAAATCGAATCTATCTGAGTATGGATATAATATTACTCTCCCGGGAAATATTAGACAACAAGAAGAGGAAGCTAATCAATTTAATTCCTCTCTAACTGAATATGTGTGCATATCTAAGGAGAAGATATTATTTTTAACAGGACAAAACGAGGTGAGCAATGTCACATCTATTTCTTTGAATAAGATAGTTGATCTCTCTTCCTATTGGAAGGGAAAAGGAAAAAGAAAATCTCTTCATGGATGGATAATTGTTAAGAAGGAAGACTATAATCCTTTATTTGATTACCTCTCTTATAGGAAGGAGAGGGTGTCTTCTTATAAATACGGAAAGAAACTTTCTCCAAAAGAGTATTATAGACTAAGAAAAGATTTACAACCAGACTATAGACAAGGAAAAAGAAAGTCATCAGAAGAGATTATTCCCTACGAGGATAGAAATCTAAAGAGAGTGGGAATAGTTGCTGTTAATATTTCCACCGGAGAAGAGAAACATTATAGAATGATGAAGGATTGTTACAATGACTTTCTCCAAATGAAAGTGAGAAAGTGTATCAACGCTCCTTATGGAAAATATAAACATAGAGGACATTATTTCAAGAGAGCATGAGGGAAATTAACTTTTTTTGTTATTGAATGTTGACTTTGCCCAAAATGTGCGTATATTTGTATTTGAAACTACATTCGGAAATGTATGATTGTTCAGAAATTGAAAAAGGCCAATGATGACAGCTACAAGTTAGCTGAGATGTATTATAACATCGTCTCTTCGGTAAATTCACTTTCTCTGACGAAGAGGGAAATTCAGCTAATTGCCTTCACAGCCATAAGGGAGAATATTTCGTATGCTCATATAAAGGAAGAGTTCTGCGAGAAATATGGCACCTCCATTCAAACCATTAATAATATGGTGTCCAAGCTTACAAGGTTAAAGGTGTTTGTCAAGGACAATGGAAAGACAAAAGTGAATCCTGTCATTTGTCTTAAGTTTAACGATGCCATCAAATTAGAAATAACCCTTTTATATGGATAAGCCTGTTTCTATTTCTGTCAAAGCCTTCATTATAAGGAACATGTCTGTCAGGAGCATGGTGCAGGAGAATATTATTGAGACAGTGGTGAATCATCAATTTGAGTCTGCTCTTGAAGCCATGAATACATGTGACAGCTTGGAATTTTCCGGATTTGGAAAGCTCTTTTTCAATAGGAAGAAGGCCGTTAAGAAGCTGAAGAAGTTTTCTGATCACATTGATTATTTAAATGGTATTCTAAACGATCCTTCTACGAGTGAGATTAAGAGAAGAAACACACAGTTGAGGATAGAGTCATTGGTTAAGAATTTTAATTATCTAAACGATAAATTGAATGGATGTAAGACAGATATACGAGGGTGAGATTTATAAGATAACTAACATCTTAACTGAAAAATTATACATAGGGTCTACTATTGTAGGATTTAACCGACGTAAAATTTCTCATATATCTCATTTACGTAATAATACACATCATTCTAAGAAACTTCAGAATAGTTGGAACAAGTATGGAGAAGACAATTTTAAGTTTGAAATCATAGAAACTTGTAATAGTATTAATATCTTAGAAAGAGAGCAATATTGGATAAATTATTATGATTCGTATAGTAAAGGTTATAATGCCACTCCAATTGCTGGAAACTGTAAAGGAAGAGAAGTAAAGGAAACTACTAAATTGAAAATATCTAACAGTCTAAAAGGTAGAAGAGTAAATAGAACAATTGACCATAATAGAAAGTTATCTATTGCAAGATATAAACCAGTAATCCAGTATGATAAGGATAATAATATTATAAATAGATTCACATCAGCAACTGCTGCTGCTATTTCTCTATCTACGTCACAAGGTAACATTTCTTCAATTTGTTTAGGTATTCAAAAAAGTAATAAGTTTAATGTTAAATATGAATAGATTAAATTTGGCTAATATCTATGAAGGATGGAGAAACAACCTCTTCCCTCCGAAGCACCTGAAAACATTAATTCAACAGGTGAAGAAGGAGAGGATGCAGATATGCAATGAATGTCCCCATCACTCAAAACATCATAAAACTATAAGGAGAGACCATCATTGTGTTATATGTGGATGCACCCTCTCGGCTAAAACAGCATGTCTCTCCTGTACATGTCCTGAATATAAATGGAGAGAGGTGATGAATTCTGAGCAGGAAGAAGAAATTATACAAGCAATGGAAAGCTATGGAAATAAAGAAAATTCCTCTTGAGGGTCTCATTGACATCCTCATAGAAATATACGACAGCGGAATAGATTTCGTTGATATGAAAGTGGAGAAGCACAATAGGCAGGACCATATATGGTTCATTGTCAATGATGACGCTCCGGTGAAGAAGAAAGTAAATAAGAAAGAAATTAAGGAAGAAAACATTGATTTTGAATCTCTTTTGTAATGGCAGGAAAAAAGAACACATATACGTCGGCAGAACTTGATTGGGCTGAGGCACAATTAGAATCTTGGAAGACATACGTTGACGAGCATCCCCTTCATACAATGAAGGACAGGATAGAGCTAAAACCAACAGCAAGGGGAGGATTGATTCCTATGGTGATTGCCTCCATTGAAGCTCAGGGAAAATTCATACAGGAGACAATGAAGAACTATCTTGCCTTATTGGAGGTGGTGGAAAGGCTTCGTGAGAAAGAAGATAGTAAATTACAGATAAGAGGTAATACAGAAGTATCTATTATCGCAGAAGATTTTTTAAAGACGAGAAAATGAGAAGATTCTTTAGCGAGAAAGAAGAAACTACTATAGTAGAAAAGTATAGAAGTGGAATTTCTATATTAAACACTTCTCTTATCTATAAGATAAGTACATGGAAAATTCAACAACTTTTATCTAAATATAACGTTTCGCCTCGAAAAAATAAAGATCTTAGAAAACTTTATAGTTGTGATTCTTCATATTTTGATAAGATTGACACAAAAGATAAATCTTATTTTCTCGGTCTATTGTATGCAGATGGATGGAACAATGAGAAAACGAGGAAAATTGGAAATGAAGAGATGTTGAATCATATTATGAATGTACTAATTACTAATTGTTATTTAAATAGTAATAAACTACACGGAAAGAAAAGGACAAAGTCGTTAGCATTTCATGGAAATGGTGTATGCAAAAAATTATATGATTATCTATATACCGATTGTGACAACTTATATATTGATAGAAAAAAAGAAAACTTTGAAACAAAATGTTAGATATACCAAAAATCGATTATAAGGACTGGTATATCAATCAATCCAGAATACCAGATAAACAATCAACTGAATATAAAAAGTTCTTTAATTTCCACAAAAGACTGTGTTTGGACGGGTGTTATATGGAAGGTGAATATATTAATCCTTTCTTAATGTGGCATCTAAATTTTTGGCATACAGAAATAGACGTAGTTGATGAGAGAGGAAGAATAGGACAGAAATATCATAATCCTTTATTAAGAGATAATGAGTGGTTAGTTACAAATGAAATTGATAGGGCACACAAAGAGCAAAAAGGCTTAGTAATATTAGGACTAAGAAGATTTGCAAAATCTGTAATTGAAGCAAGTTATATAGCGTGGGGAGCAACGTTTGATGAGAATTCTCAGAATATAATTGCTGGATTGAATTCCTCAGATATAAAGTTAATTACAGATAAACTCGATAAAGGACTTAATTTCATTCCAGAAGCTTGGAGATGGCAGAGAGTTGAGGATAATTGGAAAAGTCAGGTAACTCTTGGCATTAAAACAAAATCTGGAGAGAGAATTCCTTTTTCTCAAATTCTTGTACGAAATTTAGATGAAGGACTTAACGAAGAAGCTATTGCTGGTACAAAGCCAAGAAAACTAATAATAGATGAGATAGGTAAAGGAAGATTTTTGAGAGGTCTTCAGGCAGCAGTTCCTGGATTTACAACTCCATATGGATGGACATGCTCTCCAATTCTTACTGGAACGGGTGGGGATATGAAGAAATTTGCAGATGCAAAAACTTTAATGTTTGATGTAGATAGTTTTAACTTTTTGGTATATAATAATAGTGTTGATCAGAAAAGGACACATGGTTTATATCTATCTTACAGATATAGAATGGAAGCAAAAGAACAGTCTTCTTTAGGGCAATTTTTAAATAAACCTTTAAATAGCTCTCTATATAAGGTTCCGATGCTGGTGTCGAATGAGGAAAAAGCAAAAAAGATTACAGATGATAATCTTAATAGATTAAAACGAGCAGGAGATAGAATTGCATATTTAAAAGAGAAAATGTATTATCCAATAGAAGTAGATGATATTTTTCTGAGTGAAGATGTTAATATATTTGATATTGAAATAGCAAAGAGACAGAAGTTCAGACTACAGGAAGGCACCAGAATGGGAACTCCTGTTATTCTCGTTCATGACGGGGAGAAGATTGTTCATGAGTTTACAGATAAACAACCAATTACAAACTTCCCTCTCAGACCTAATGATTTAAAGGATGCTCCTGTTGTGATTTATGAATTTCCGGTGGAGAATCCTCCGTATGGATTGTATGTAGCAGGAGTGGACAATTATAGACAGGGACAGGCAAAATACAGTTCATCCCTTGGTTCTGTCTATATATACAAGAGAATGAACTCCCTTACGGGTGAAAAGTTTCAGGACATGTTTGTAGCTTCCTATTGTGCACGTCCTGAGAAAAAAGAAACATGGGAGGAGCAGGCAAGGCTTCTTATAAAATATTACAATGCAAGAACTCTGTGTGAAAATGACGATATTTCCTTCATAGAATACATGAAGGCCAAAGGAGATGCCCGTTATCTTGAAAAACAACCCGAGTGGTTGATGGAAATTGTTCCGAATACAACAGCTAAGCGTGAATACGGCATACACAGATCAGCACAGAAGATTATAGACTTCCTTCACGGCTGTTTAAAAAAGTATATGGAAGAAGTGATTTATACAGAGAAGGATGAAAGCGGAGCAATCACCAGAGAGCTTCTTGGAATAACAAAGATATTTGATCCTGTTCTTCTTGAGGAAATTATACAATATGATGATGAAGGAAACTTCGATAGGATTGTTGCAGCGGAACTCGCTATAGCACAAGCTCTTAAGATGGACCCAATTATTGGAAGAATAGGAAATGCTGATGTGAGAGTGAATACAATGAATAGGAAGGTGGCAAACAGATTATTTACTCCTTCCGGATCAATAAGCAGATATCAGAGAAAATTGTTTACATAAAATATTAAGATATGCCGATAATTAGATATACAGAGGATGCTACCATCCGATATGCCTACCTGAATATTTTTCCTGATCAATTTAAGACAGAGAAGGAAAAACAGGATGAAAGCTGGATTAAGAACACTATGGACTACTTCGCTAATAAGGCTTATGCGGAGTATATGAAAAATAGGAATACATTTGTAAAGAACTATGATTTGATGAAAGGAATCCTCACTGCAGATGATTTCTATCAGGAACCGGAGGTAAAGAGCTTTACAGAGATTCTTACAAAAGATTTGGATCTTCCAGCCTACGTAAAGCATTATTCCATCATGACTACACCAGTGAATGAACTTGTTGGTGAAATAAGCAAACGTCCTGATACATACAGAGTTAAGGCTTTTGATGATGATAGCAGATCAGAGGAACTTGAATTTAAAACCAGCCTTCTTCAGGAATATGTTTTAAATGAGGCTAAACAAAAGATTCTTGAGAAAGCTCAGGCAGAAGGAATAGAATTATCTGTAGATGATTTACAGAAAATGGCCTTCGAGGAAGTGAAAGATGAACTTGATTCCTATACGTCGGTAGCTGAAAAATGGGCAAATCATGTCCTCACTTGTAACAAGGCTGAATTTAACATCAAAGAAAAAAGTGAAGATGCTTGTCGAGATCTGATAATTGCTTCAAGGCAATTCTATCATATATATGAGGACAATTCCAAGCTCGGGTTTAATATAGAAGTGGCAAACCCAAAGAATGTGTGGTTTCTCACCACTCCCGATAAGAAATACATCAGTGATCCTTCGGGGAGGGCACAGGGAGCATATGCTGTTGGATTAGTGAATGTGATGGAGCTGTCTGAGATAATTGAAACCTTCCATGATTTAACAAAGGATGAAATAGATCATTTACGAAGTTCCCTTCAGGATTATGGTTTAATCAACGTAAGAGAATCCAATTTAGGCAATACTGAAGTAACCCCGGGAATAGATTCTGTTCAATATGATACCTTTGATCCTCTTGTCCTTCAGACGAGAATGCTGATTGAGTCTGAGATGAAGGAGAATTCTGATACGCTGAAGGATTTCTTGGGACTTACGTCAAATGTGTCTGCATTCGGATATAAATATGTGGTGGTGAGAGCCTATTGGATGTCCAAGAGGAAGATAGGAAAGGTGGTGTACATAGATGAGTTTGGTAATGAACAATCCCAACTTGTTGATGAGACTTATAAGAAAGGAAGTATCCCCACTGAAATTAGTTTGGAATGGGGATGGGTAAATCAAATGCGTCAGGGAATTAAGATTGGTCCTGATATCTATCATGTAAAACCGTTCAATCTCCTCAATTATTCTCCTATTATAGGAACTCTATATGAAGTGAAGAATACAGAAGCTCGTTCTATTGTAGATTTAATGAAGCCTTTCCAGATTATATATAATATATGTATGAACCAACTTTTCAAGCTTCTTGAGAAGGAAATAGGAAAGGTTTATTTAACATCAATCAGACATATTCCTGTTCCTAAAGATGGAGATGCTCAGGATGCACTGGATGCATGGGAAATGGAAGCAAGGAACAGGGGAGTGGTATTTCTTGATGATTCTCCTGAGAATCTTAAGAGTCCAAGTTCATTTAATCAATTTAAGGATATTGACCTTACAAGGACACAGGAAATTCAGTCAAGATATACATTGGCACAACAGATGAAATTAGAATGCTGGGAACTTGTTGGAATGTCAAAACAGAGAATGGCTAATATTTCTGCAAGTGAATCTGCAACAGGAACAAATACTGCCCTTCAACAAAGCTTTACACAAACAGAACCTCTGTTCGTTGCTCATGAGTATGTACTTGGACAGCTTTATCAGGCCATCATAGATGCTTCTCAATATATAGAGAGTTCAAAACCTATTTCAACAATTTCCTATGTAACTAATGAAGGAGAGAATGCTTTTATAAGTGTAAACGGAACAGATATTAAGTTTCGTGACTTAAAGGTATTTCCAACCAATCGTCCTGAAGATACACAAATGTTCAATGAACTCCGTGAACTCTCTCAAGCTGTCATTCAGAATGGAGGAAGCCTCTACGATGTAATAGAGCTCTATTCTACAAAGTCTATGAGAGAAATGAAGAAGACCTTCAAGGACTTGAGGGATAGGCTTATACAACAGCAGGAGGAAGCTCAGAAACTTCAGCAACAGGAACTCCAGCAGAGAGAGGAACAAACTAAAGCCACTTTGGAACAGCAGATGATTATTGAGCAGCAGAAGATAGAGAATGAAAACTATCAGAATGAGCTTGACAGGATATCAAAGAAGGAGATAGCAATTATTCAGGCTACAGGATTTGGAAATGTCGGAGCAGAAGATACAAACCAGAATAATATTCCTGATGTTCTTGAAGTAAGTAGGTTTGCTGCAGAGGAAGCCGATGCTGCAAATGCTCATACAGCAAAGATGGCTGAGATAGCTGCAAAGGCAAAAGAGAACTTGCAAAAGCTTGATATAGAGAAGGAAAAGCTAAAGAATGAAAGACTAAATATGAAGAATGATTTGAACGTCGCAAAGATCAACGCTAAGAACAGAAATAATAAGAAAAAGAAGTAATGCTATATTATCCACAAAAGTAGTCTTACCAATCACTAAATATGTTTATTTTAATCAATTTCGTTATAATTTTACATGTAACAAACTAACTACATATGGCTGAAAATAATGAGAAGCCTGTAAACTTCAGTATCGAGGATACTATGGATACAGGAATTGGCAATGCAGAACTTATTAAAGACCTGATGACACCTGAATCAGTTTCAGGAGATGCTGATGATCTTACACCTGTTGATGACGAAACTTCTAAAGTAGAGAAGAAAGAAACAAAGAAAGAGCCTAAGAAGGAAGACAAGAAGGGAAAAAAGGAAGAATCATCCGCTGAGGAAAAAGAGAAAGAGGAAGAAGGTTCTGAAAAGAATCAGGATATCATCGCAACCTTCCTTAAAGAGGAGGAAGGAAACGAAACCAATGAAGAAACCCCAGCAGATGACGAATCTCATACGGGAGAGGAAGAATCTGCAGATGAGACAAATCAGGAAACATCTTCATTTACAGCACTTGCCAATGACCTTTATAAACTTGGTGTATTCACCAAGGATGATGATGAAGAAGAAACTCCCATCACAACTCCTCAAGAATTTCTTGAGAAATTTCAGAATGAGAAGAAGAAAGGAGCTACAGAAGCTATTCAGGCATTCATTGGTCAATTTGGTGAAGATTATCAGAATGCATTTGAGGCCATATTTGTGAAAGGTGCTAATCCTAAAGAGTATTTTTCAGCATATAATTCCATCGTCGATTATGCACAGATGGATATGACGAAAGAACAGAATCAGGAACTTGTTGTTCGTCAGGCTCTTGCAGATCAGGGATTTGAAGCTGAAGATATTAATACGGAAATAGAAAGAGTTAAGAACTACGGAGACCTTGAGACAGTTGCTGCCAAACACCATAAGGTGCTTGTAAAGAAAGAAGCACTCAAACTTCAGCAAATAGAACAGAAAGCTGAAGAGGATTTAAGGCAGAAAACGTTAATAAGGAATCAATATATTACAAACGTGCAGAATCTTCTGCAGGACAAATTAAAGGAAAAGGAGTTTGATGGAATTCCTATCAACCCCAAATTAGCAAACGAACTACAAGATTTTTTATTGGTGGATAAGTGGAAGACTTCTTCCGGAGAAACCCTCACCGATTTTGACCGTGCTATTTTGGAGTTGAAACGTCCTGAAAATCACGCAAATAAAGTTAAACTCGGGCTTCTCTTGAAAATCATGGAAAAGGACCCTACACTATCTGTCATTCAGAAATCTGGTGTTACAAAAAAGACTGATCAGATATTTGCTGAAACTACCAAACAGGTAAAAAGCAAATCAGTAGGACAAACAAAACCTATTTCATGGTTTCAACATTAATTTTTAACCCTAATACTAATAAAAAATGGCTATTCAAACAATTCCCGGTTTAACTGGTTTCGTCTACTCTCGTATAGCCTCAGCGGATAAGCGAGCAGTGGGCAAACTGACAGATGCTAATCACTTGGAATCATTTCACAGCACTGAACCTGCAGACTACGATAAGAAAATCATTAGTCTGTATACGCAGAGTTCTCTCTACAGCAATGACTTCCTTGACATGATCAACAAAAGTACTCCCTATTACATCGACAATAACAGCGATTCTTGGAAATGGGAAGTGCAGGTTCCTTACAAATTCCCGAAAATCATTGACATTCCTGCTTCCACACTCAATCTGTCGAAGCCTGGGATTGATGGTCAGGAGTTTCAGGCGGTGTTAGATACCAACGAATTCTCCAAGAATGCAGTGGTATCAGTTGGCTCACGTCAATATGGTCCGCGTTGGTATGTCGTAAAAGACCCAATGCCCTATAATATGGGATGGCTGTACACTTTCGCTCTTGTCAGCGATAATCCTATTGTTGACTATGTAAGCACCACGTTCCTCGCCATTGGCGTTGAACTTGAGCTTATTGACGGAGTGATTGGTGAATTTGATCAGGATTTACTTGGTCTGCCTCGTCTTGGTGAAAAAATTCAGATGTACGAATCTCTCGGTTCAGCATATGGATATGAGCACAAAATCACTGAATGGGCAGATGACAAAATGATGAGAGATGCCTCCGGCAAACCTCTTGATATTCTCGTCTATGCTCCTCAGCGTAGGAATCAGCTTCCTCTCACCCGTAATGACATCAAATGGGAACCCTTCATTGAGTTCTGGATGCGTAAGAGTATGCTTGAAATGAAAGTAAAGCGTATGATCTGGAGTAAACCCGGCACTGTAAAAACTAATGGAAGCAAACAGGAACTCAAACGTACTTCTGCAGGTATCTATCACAGGATGCGTATGAATGGAAACCTTGTTCAGTATAACAGGGGAGAATTTTCCGCAAATCTCATTCGTTCTGTCTTTGGAGATCTTTATTACAGACGTGTTGACGTAAAGGATCGTCATGTGAAGATGTACAC